CACGGTGTTTCGATCGAGGGATCGGGTAATCCGATCAATCTTCTGGATCTCGGCTTGACCGCCAACGGCTCGGGTTCTTCCGGTACGAACTACGAGATCAACTGGTCTGGGACTTCTACCGGTGTCATCAGCGATTGCCGATTCTCCTCGAGCATCGTGGCTTCTGGTTCGAATGGCGTGCAGAAAAGCATCAACATCGCTGCGTCCGGCCAGAAAGTTCGTTGCATCAACACCCGTTTCGAAGGAAGCGGTGCGGCTGCCTCGAACTGGGTGACCAACACCCCATCGGTGGTGGCAGATGTCAGTAGCACGAATCTGAACTACACGTCTACCCCGAACTATACGGCCGGTCTCACGGCTCAAGCTGCGCTCGCAGCTCAGCCCAGTTCTTCGGCCAACACGATCCTGAGTTCAAACCAAGGTGGCGTGGCTGCGAACGACAACTTCCGCCTCGCTGGTGACGGAACCATGACTTATGGTATCGGCACCTCTGCTCGTGACACGACGTGGAAGCGTTTGGGTACTGCACAGGTCGGTACCTCCGATTCCGACATCATCATCGGACTCGCAGGCAAGGGTCTCCGAGTCAAGGAGGGCACCAACGCCCGCCAGGGCACTGCCACTCTCGTGGCCGGAACCGTGACCGTCAGCAACACCTCGACGACAGCCAACACCAGGATCATCTTGGGGTCAGTGACCCCCGGAGGAACTCCCGGCGCGTTGTTCGTCAACGCTCACACGGTCGGTACGAGTTTCGTGATCAAGAGCACATCCTCTACCGACACGTCTGTCGTTTCCTACCTGTTGGTCGAAGCCGCGTAAAGAAAGGAGCCGCGATGATATCCTACACTGTCTCTGGTGATTTCAAGTCGACTGAACAGTTCTTGCAGAAAGCTGTGAAACTGAACATCCTCGATATTCTGAAGTCGGCAGGACAAGAAGGCGTCGCGGCCCTTTCCTCGGCCACGCCGACAGACACTGGACTCGCTGCGGGTTCGTGGAGTTTCGACGTGTCGGCCAGAAACGGTAGGTACACGATCTACTGGACCAACACCGACGTAGAGTCAGACTTCCCAGTAGCGATCATGCTCCAGTATGGATACGGAACCGGCACTGGAGGCTACGTTCAAGGCCGGGACTACATCAACCCGGCGATGGCACCGATATTTGACCGAATCGCCGAAAGGGTATGGAGGGCGGTGACTTCCGCATGAGCAACATCGACCAGCGGGTCGTTCAAATGCTCTTCGACAATACGTCGTTTGAGCACAACGCCGCCGTCACACTCGGCACAATGGACAAGCTGAACAAGGGTCTCAGCTTGGAAGGTGCCGCCAAGGGTTTTGCCAGTCTCGGCGAAGCAGTCAAATCCGTCACGATGGATCCTCTTGCCAACGGCGTGGATCACGTGGCGAGTCGATTCACCGCTTTGTCGGTGATCGGTTACACCGTTCTCTCGAATCTGACAAACAAGATCGTCGACGTTGGCCTGCAGATGGCCAAGTCCCTCACGATCGACCCGATCAAGGCTGGGTTCCAGAACTACGAAACCCAGATCAACGCGGTTCAGACGATTTTGGCGAACACGGCTTCTGAAGGTACGAAGATCGGTGACGTCAACAAGGCCTTGGCTGAGTTGAACACCTACGCGAACCAGACGGTCTACAACTTCTCTGAGATGACTCAGAACATCGGCACCTTCACGGCCGCCGGTGTGGATCTGAAGACTTCGGTCGAGTCCATCAAGGGTATCGCCAACCTCGCGGCTCTGTCTGGCGCTAGTTCGCAGCAGGCTTCCACCGCGATGTATCAGCTGTCCCAGGCCATCGCATCCGGCAAGGTTCAGCTTCAGGACTGGAACTCCGTCGTCAACGCTGGTCTCGGCGGCAAGGTGTTCCAGACTGCTCTGGAGAACACCGCTCGAGCCGCTGGCACCAACATCGATGCGATCATCAAGAAGGCTGGAAGCTTCCGCAACAGTCTTCAAGAGGGTTGGTTGACATCCGACATCCTCACGAAGACACTCTCTCAGTTCACTGGCGACCTCAGTGCTGCTCAGCTCAAGGCTATGGGCTTCACGGCTCAGCAGGCCAAGCAGATTCAGGCTCTGGGTCAGACCGCACTCGGTTCTGCTACGCACATCAAGACGATGACGCAGCTTGCCGACGCGCTCAAGGAGGAGGTGGCAACCGCATATGGCGCGATCTTCAAGACGATCTTCGGCAACATTGATCAAGCGACAAACCTCTTCACCAAGGTCCACAACGTTGCTGAGAACGCACTCACCGGACCGGTCTACGCGCTGAACAACCTCCTGGAGGGATGGGCGAAGCTAGGCGGTAGGACCGAACTCATCAAGGCGTTCGGCCAAGCGTTCCAAGATCTCGGCTTGATCATGAAGCCGATCGGGGAAGCATTCAGAGACGTCTTCCCACCGGCTACCGCCCAGAGTCTGAAGCATCTGACAGACGTCTTCGAGCAGCTGACTGAAAAGTTCAAAATAGGAGCGCATACTAGTGCTGATCTGAGGCAGATCTTCGACGGCCTCTTCTCCGCGGTGAAGATCGTCTACGATATTCTCGTGAAGTTGGGCCAGACATTCGAAGCTGTCTTTGGTTCCTCCGTTTCCAGGGGATCGAGCAATCTGCTCGACTTCGGAGCTCGGGTTGGCGACTTCCTGGTCCGGCTCAAGGAAGCAGTGGAGACCGGGCAGAGGTTCAACGAGTTCTTCGTGAAGCTTCAGGAAGTTCTCCAGGTTCCGATCACCTTGGTCAAGGCTCTCGGTCTGCTCCTCAGGGACTTGTTCGACAAGCTCGACGTTGGAGACAAGGCACAGAAGTCCATCGGTTCAGTCAAGGATTCTCTAAGTTCAGTTCTGAGCGAGAGCAAGCTTCTCGCCGCTGCCTTCGATTATGTCCGCGATCACATCGATGCCTTCTACCATGGTGTTCAGCCTTTGGCTGACAAGATCTCAAAAGCTTTTGAGAACATGGCCAAGAGCTTCACGAACGGATCAGCAGGCATCGACTTCACGGGTTTGTTGCGTGTTGTCGACACTGGTTTGTTCGGCGGCTTGATCGTGCTTCTGAAGAAGTTCGTGGACTACGTCGGAAGCGGTCACAAGCCTGGTGTCATCAACGGGTTCCTTGACACCATCAAGGAGTCGTTCGAGGGTCTTACCAAGACACTCGAGTCGATGCAGACAACGCTCAAAGCGGCCACTCTTCTCGAGATAGCCGCAGCGATAGCCATTCTTGCCGTCGCAGCCGACAAGCTTTCGGCCATCAATGGACCCGCTCTCGAGCGGTCCACCACTGCATTGGCTGTGATGTTCACCCAGCTGATAACTTCCATGGGTATATTCCAGAAGTTCATCGGTTCTGAAGGCTTCGTCAAAATGCCCGTCATGATGCTCTCTCTGATCTTGTTGGCGGGAGCTATCGATGTTCTTTCGGGTTCGGTCATAAATCTCGGGAAGGAAGACTGGAACTCCCTCGCAAAGGGATTGCTGGCCATCAGTGTCATGCTCACCACTTTGGCCTTCAGTGTCAACTTGATGGGCGATTCGAACCACATGATCGCTGTCGGTTTCGGCGTCGCGAGTATCGGCAAGGGTGTCAAAATCCTAGGCGATGTTCTGGTGCAACTCGGCGGGATCAGTTGGGAAGAACTCGGCAAAGGCCTCACCGGATTGGCGGGTGTCCTAGGCGCATTGACGCTTTTCTCGGTCATCGCTGACGCGGACACTGCTGGAGCCGGGACAGGTCTCGGAGTGACGATCCTGGCATACGGGATCTTGATTCTGGCAAAAGCAGTAAAGGAAATCGGACAGTACAGTTGGACAACGATCGCCAAGGGACTCGACCTCATGGCGGGCAGTCTGGCTGCTATCGGTCTGGTTTTGAAGCTTGTTCCTCCGTCGTCGGTCTTCTCCGCTGCGGGGGTATTGATCGTCGCTTCTTCGCTCGGATTGATCGGCAATGCGCTGGACAAGATGGGCAAGGAAACCTGGAGTCAAGGCGCTCACGGTTTGGCTTTGATGGCTGGTGCTCTGACGCTCATCGCTGGGGCTCTCTACCTTCTTCCGCCGTCGTCGCTTCTCTCTGCGGCAGCGATCTTCATTGTCGCAGCATCTCTGGGGATGATCACTGACGCTCTCGGCAAAATGGGAGCTCAGAGTTGGACGGAGATAGCCAAGGGTCTGACCGAATTGGCGGGAGCACTGGTGCTCATCGCAGGTGCGGCCATACTCATGACGGAAGCACTTCCTGGAGCAGCTGCGCTTCTCGTTATGGCAGCAGCAATCGACATTTTGGCACCTGCGCTCAAAACCATGGGCGACATGTCGTGGGGGAACATCCTCTCGAGCCTCGTCGAGCTTGCGGGAGTCTTTGTCGTCTTGGCGCTGGGAGGCGCTCTGATCGAGCCAGTCATTCCGGTACTTTTCAGCCTCGCAGGAGCTGTTGCTCTCTTGGGGTTGGGTGCTTTGTCTGCTGGTTTGGGATTGGTCTTCCTCTCCACGGGTTATACGGCACTCGCAGTGGGAATGGCTGCGAACACCGCTAGTATGGTGTTTGCTATTACGTCATTCTTGAACCTGATTCCCATCGCGGCGAAGCAATTCGCCCTGGGCTTGGTCGTCTTTGTGGAGACCTTGGCTCAATCAGCACCAGCGATCGCCAAGGCGTTCCTGACTCTGTTCAGCACGATTCTGGACACGCTAGGTAAACTGGTTCCGAAGGTCGTCGACCTCTTCCTCAAGTTGCTCACGCAACTGCTGCAAACTGCTGCCAAGTACATTCCGCAATTGATAGACGCGGGTGTCAATCTGATCTCCGGGTTTCTCCAAGGTCTGGCACGCAACATGCCCAAGATCGTGCAGTCTGCTACAGACTTGATTGTCGCGTTCACCAAGGGCATCAGCGACAACCTGCCGAAGATCGTTCAATCGGCCTTCGACATGACGATCAAGTTCATCACATCGTTGGGGCAAGGGTTCAAGCAGAACACACCGAAGGTCGTCACCGCTCTCATCCAGATGGGCGGAGACATGATCGACGGGCTCATCCAAGGTCTCGAAGCTGGCGCGAGTAAAGTCGCTGACACGCTTCTGCAGATCGCCAAAGACTCCATCAAGGCGCCTCTCCACTGGCTGGGGATCAATTCCCCGTCCACGAGGTACGCAGAAATGGGTTTCTGGTGCATGGCCGGGTGGGGTATGGGTGTAGAGGACAATTCGGGCATAGTGATCGACGCGCATTCCAAGGTTGCGAAGAACGCTTTCGACGTCGTCTCGCAGAGCATGTCTTTGATTGGCGACCACTTCGACGCAGTGGAATTCAATCCGAAGATCAAGCCCGTTCTCGACATGAGCAACTTCAATGGGTCTGTGTTCGACGTGAGCGACCCAGCTCATCCGATCAACCTCAGCAACCCCGCTTCGTACTACGGAGCGACAAATGCCTCCGAGGGATATCTTCGAAACAACTCGAGGAACACCTCCACGGACAATACCTTCAACCGGCAACCCACGATGCCGACATACAACTTCACACAGAACAACTACTCACCAAAGGCTCTGTCCGACACGGAAATCTATCGGCAGACCAACAACCAACTATCCGCTGTAAGGGGCACCCTTGTTTACCAAAGTGGAGGTACGCAATAGCCAGGGAGCCCTCCTCACGCTCCAGCTCGGTGATACCTCGAATGGTTACAACGTCTTGGATATCACCGGGCTGGACCCCGTGAAGGCCACACTGGTCGGCAGTAGTTTCGCCAACCAGGATGGAGCGGTCTTCCAGTCTTCCCGACGAGACACTCGTCAGATCGGATTCAAAATAGGATTCGATGTCGACTACTCCACTACCTCGCTCAGGACATTGAGGAACAACCTCTACACGCTCTTCAGGACTGAGACCGAGGTTCAGCTCAAGTTCTACATGGAAGACTTCATCGACGGGCAGGAAGACGGCTACATCATCTATGGCCGTGTCGAAAGCTGTCAGTCGCCGATGTTCTCTCAGACTCCCGAAGTCGACGTCACTTTGATCTGCTACGACCCGGACTTCGTGGATCCCGTTCCCACCGTGGTCTCTGGTATGACGACCGGCGACCCGACGGCTACTCTGATCAACTACGCGGGTACAACCGAAACGGGTTACGTCTTCACGATCAACATCAACAGAACGTTGTCTGAATTCGTGATCTACAACACGGATGGAAACAACGTGACCACGAGCATGGATGTGGTAAATCCGTTCTTGTCTGGTGATGTGGTCACGATCAGCACCGTTCCCGGCAACAAGTACGCGACTCTTCTCAGAAGCGGAGTCTCGAGCTCGATTCTCTACGCAGTGTCTCTTCAGTCAAACTGGGCGAAATTTGCTCCGGGGAACAACTGGGTCAGAGCTTCTGCAGCGGGTGTCGGTGTTCCTTGCAGCATCTCGTACAACAAGCGGTTCGGTGCGCTCTGATGGAGATCTACGCCCTGGACCCTTTGCTCCGAAGAGAATATGTCGTGGACCAATACATCTCTCTTATCTGGACGGAGAGGTTCAACACCCACGGCGATTTCCAACTCTCGATCGTTTCGACGCCGGGTACTCGACGGTTGTTCACGGCGGACACATATTTGGCCATGGACAAATCGAATTACGTGATGAGGGTGGAATCTGTAGAGGACGACGCTAGCGTCAACGGTTCGAGGACTCTGATGGTGAAGGGTCGATCGTACGAAGCCATCCTGATCGATCGCGTGGCCAGAGACAACAACGTCGACTTGACCACCGAGCCCACTTGGAATATCACGATGGCTCCCGCGGATCTCATGCGGAAGCTTTTCCACGATATTTGCGTGACTGGTGTCGGCAACGTATATGACATCATACCGGGCGTCGTCGAGTCTTCGTTGATCTCTTCGAACATTCCGGAACCAGTTGATCCGATCGTCGTGAAACTCAGGCCGGACACGTTGTACAACGGTCTCACGGGGATTGGATCCGTGTGGAGTCTTGGTTTCAGGTTCTTGCGACAGGAACCTGGGACTATGTACTTCGATGTATATTCGGGGAGCGACCGAACCAGCTCGCAAACGCTGTTGACGCCGGTTATATTCTCTCCGAACCTGGACAACCTTCAGAACACCAAAGAGCTGACCACCATCGACCAGTCGAAGAACGTCGCATACGTATATTCGACTGATGGTTACCAAACCGTCTACGGTCCGAATGTCGATCCGACGATCTCAGGTCTACAAAGGCGTGTTCTCACGGTCGACGCGAGTGACATCACCACCGCAGCTGGCTACACTGACGTCCCCAGTGCTCTCATACAGCGCGGTAAGGATGCACTGGCGAAAGCTCAGGTCTTCCAAGGCTTCGATGGTGAAATCAGCCAAAACTGTCCGTATATCTACGGGCAGCATTATAACCTCGGAGATCTGGTGGAGCTCCAGAACATTGACGGTGTCGCGATGACCAAACGAGTCACCGAACAGATCTTCTCGAGCGACTCAACTGGTGTGAAGTCATATCCGACTCTCACCGCGAACGTGTTCATCAACACCGGCTCATGGATGTCCTGGACCAGTAACAAGGCCTGGATCGACTTCGACGCCGACACCACATCTGTATGGGGCAACCAACCGTAAGGAGGTAACATGGCCATCGGAGATCAGGCGGCAGCCGCAGGATATCCGCTAGTCGCCGACACTGGCGAAGAAGGTCGTGTTCGCTGGGGTGGTCGAGAGATCAACCGCACGAGAGACTTCATCGCCGCGGTCAAGTCGATGATTCCGATCGGCAAGTCCGGTTTCCGGACGGCATCCGGGATCTCGTCTGGGTACGCCGATCCTTCTGGGGGAAGCGACGGCGACATCTACTTCAAGATCGTCGCCTAGGCGGAAAAATGACAGACTACACGCACGCTTCCGGTGCTGGGACGATGATGATCCGGGACACCGGAAGCGTCGTGCAGTTCTGGTTCAAGGCCGGATATTCCAACGACCACTATTCCGGTCTGCATTTCGAAGTCGATGTGAACGGCGTGAACGTCGGTCCGATTTCGGTGAACTACCCGACTGGTGCGAACTGGTTGATGGTCTATTCAACCACGGTTCACACTACGCAGACCGTGACGTTCAAACTTCTTACAGCCACCGGAATATCAGGTTTCGGTGGTCCGACAACCTTCAGTCAGTCCATTGGACGAGCAACAGTCCCGGGCCCTCCGCCCTTTCCCGTCGTAAGTAATCCGCGCGTCAATTCGTTGGTGGTTTCATGGGCTGGTCCCATCAACACCGGTGGAGCACCCATCCACGACTACGATCTGGCGTACAGCACCAGTCCATCAGGAGCCTTGTCCAACATATATTCGTTTGGCACCTCGGCTCAGTTGATTGGGCTTGCGACGGGCACAACATATTACTTCTGGGTTCGAGCCGAAAACTCCGTCGGCTGGGGCCCATGGTCCGGTCCTGCATCCGGAAAAACCGACTTGGGGGCCTACGTAAACGTGGGGGGAGCATGGCACTTGGCAGAGCCATGGGTCAACACCGGAGGTGTATGGCACAGATGCACGACTAGACTGATTGGGCATTGAGAAAGGGAAAAAAATGGAATCCTGGCTGCCAGTTCTCGTGGCTACTGTGGGATCAGTTCTGGCGTCGTCAGGATTCTGGTCCTTTATGAAACGCCGGGATGACAAGAAGGACGCGATCAGTCAAGTCGTTCTGGGCATCGCCTACGAACGTATCGTGTCTCTCGGCGTGGAATACATCGAGCGAGGGTGGATCACCACCGGAGAGCTCGGGGAATACGGGAAGTACTTCTTCTACCCGTACCACGCCTTGGGCGGAAATGGTCCTGCGGAGAGAATATGGGATCAGGTGAACATGCTTCCCATACGACCGCATGACCGCTTCAGGGAAATCTACCAAGAAAGAGAAAGGGTTATCCCGAATGTCCCTGTCATCTCCCGCTTCAACGACGAAGAGACCTCTCCTCGGTGACGTCTCATACCAGCTTCTGAAGCACGTCGCGACGACCGGACTTCCCGGTCTGATCACGCTGTACTTCACGCTGGCTCAGATCTGGCACTGGTCGAACACCGCCCAGGTCATGGGAACCCTCACGGCGATCAACACCGCCGTCGGTGTCCTGCTCGGAGTCTCGAGCTACACCTACCACAACAGCGACGCCCCCTTCGACGGGGAGATCAGAGTCGCCAACACCGAAGCCGGGAAAACCATCGGAACCCTGGTCTTCAACAACGACCCCGAGAAGATGCTCAACCAGCAGTCGGCCACGTTGAAGATCATGCCGGACACCGATCAGTCTTCGGGAACGTCCAGTCCGGCGGCGGACGCTCAGCACTTGAATCTGTGACATTTCGCGAGTCGCAGGAAAAGCATGGGCTATAATGAGACCCCTACTGAAAGGACCCCCATGTTCGACCTGAAGATTTTCAACAAGAAGCCCAACCACCTGCAGGACGCTATCGACGCGGCCGCGCTCGAGTTGCTGAGCACACCGACGTATTCCGAAGAGTACGCTCGCCTCCTCGACCACCTGTCCAAGCTTACCAAGCTGAACGAAGCCAATTCGTCCAAGCCCGTCAGCCGCGACACTCTGGTCCTGGCTGCGACCAACCTCGCTGGAATCGTCCTGATCCTCACGCACGAGCGAGCCCACGTCGTTACGTCCAAGGCCCTCGGCTTCGTGTTGAAGTCCCGGTAAGAACCTGATCGACTTGCAGTAAATCCAAACATGGAGGACGTGCTAACCACACGTCCTTTGTGTTTTCGTTTGCTGCCTCGCAGAAATAACATGGGCTATAATGAGACCCCTACCTGAAAGGTACTACGCCCATGAACGACAAGATCGCCGTGTTCGATAGCCCCTCGATGGTCCCGACTCTGAAGTCCCTCAACGGACGTCCCCTCATCGACTCAACCGCCCAGATGCACGCATTCATACTGCTGACGGGCAGCAAGGTGATGAGCGTGACGTGCTTCGAGGGCTACCAGGGCATGACCGACGACGAGATCGACATCCACATCTCCAACGTTGTGCGCTACTACGCCAACCGGTAATCCTCAAACCTGAACTCCCTCACAAGGAGTTTAGGTTTTCGTTTCGCTGTCTACAGAAGGACGTTTCATGAAGCGTGCACTCATGTACACCGCCGTCTTCTACGCCGGATGCGTTGTCGGCGCCTTCGCAACGCGGCAGGTCGTGTTGTACATGATCGACCTGGTGACCAGTGACGAGTACAACGCCACCAAAGAAGGCGTGACCGAAGCTCTCTCCGACAAGTGAAGGACGTTCCATGAAGAAGCTCCGCAAGGCCGCCAAGTACTGCATGGACAACCCGTACGAGATCGCCTACTACACGATGACGGCGGCGGCGATCGGTTTGATCGTCGTCCTCCGCAAGGAGCAGAAGGCGCATGCGATGTGCCACAGCCTGTCGAAGTGGACCGTGCAGGGCGTGAACCAGGTCCCCGAGGGCACGAAGCAGTACATCTGGAAGGACGCGACGCACTACTGGATCAGCTCCATCGAGAACTGACGCGGATTCGCAAGAATTACATGGGCTATAGTGAGACCCCTACTGAAAAGGAACGCCCATGTTCAACCGTGAACTCCGCATCCGCACAGTCAAGATCGACCCCCGCACCACCACTGGTGGCGAGCAGGCAGTCGCTTCTACCAGTCCCGAGCAAATCAACGAGCTCGCGAAGGACTTCGTCACTCACAACGGTGAGACCGCGACGGAAGTCCTCGTGACCGCTGGTGACATTGCCAAGGACATAATGAAGACCACTGCCAAGCTTGCCGTCGGCGTGTTGGTCGTGAGCTTCGTCCTGACCGTCGCCAGCGAGATCATCGCCAAGAGCCTCGAGCAGAACTGACCTGTACAGCCTCAAAACCCGAACTCCCTAACAAGGAGTTTAGGTTTTCGACTTTCGGGAGATAGTCATGCTCCGATTCCTGTCTCTGTTGATCGCTCTCTTCCGTCACAGGATACGCACGTTGTTCAAGCAGTAAGATTCGGTGGACCTTTCAGCGAGGGGTCGCAGGAATTACACGGGGTATAATGAGACCCCTACCACCGAAAGGTAATACCATGATCAAGTTTCTGAAGACCACCGTCACCCCGGCCGTCGACGAGAACGGGATCGTGCTGGACGTCACCGACGACAAGACCGTCGTGAAGAAGGAGCTGAAGAAGGCTTTCTACTACGCGGCCGGGTTCGTCGTCGGTGCCGTCGTCGCCACGATCATCGTCAAGTCCGGCGCGGACGACGAGTCCACCGAGACCGAGAACTGATATACCTCTCGTTCCAAGGTTAAAACCCAAACTCCCCTAACAAGGAGTTTAGGTTTTTCGATTTCGCTTCTACAGGGGGAACCATGAAGGTCAGGAACATCATCGCGTTCAGCATGATGTCTTTCGCACTGGTGCTAGCCACTATCGTGGCTCTCGTATTCTCCACGCAGGAGAGCCACGGCGAGGTCGTCTTCGCCAAGACACCCACGACTAGCATGACCGGCGTCTGGCATCAGGTCGACGGCACAAAGGATGAGAACATGGTCGCTATTGTCGACCATGGCGAAATCCAGATCACTCTGTATCTCGGCAACACCAGCGGAGTGTACTGGGACGGCTCGTTCGACTTCGACCAGGCGCATTCGGACGCGGTTTCCTTCGACGTGGTTTCCGAATCCAACCACCCTGACGACATCTTCTCCTCGGAGGCGAACGAGAAGAAGTTCTCATACAAGAACGGCATCTTGAGCTACGAGTTCAAGATCGTGGGGACCACCAGAACCATCCAGCTGCAGAAGGAAGGAAACTGAAGAACATGCCTCAGGGACTGATTCCACGCAAAGTGATCAAGATCGCGTGGGTCTTGATCGTGATCGACCTGGTCACCGTCATCATCAAGACCCCCTGATGGACTTCGGACTCATCATCGCCCAGATGAGGAAGAAGGCTGTCGACAACAGCCCGAGCCTCCTCACGGCGATCGGAGTAACCGGCGTCGTCACAACCGCGGTGCTCTCTTACAGGGCGGGTATCAAGGCGGTGAGGATCCTCGACGAAGAGCACCGTCACTTCATCGACCCCGACCATGAGATGTCTAGGGTCGATATCCTGAAGAAGCAGATCGAGTTCACGTGGAAGACGCTGATTCCGCCCGTCGGATCTGGCATCGCCACAGTCATCTGCGTCGTCATGGCGAATCGCATCGGGGCCAAGCGTTCGGCTGCTCTCGCATCGGCTTACGCTGTCACGCAGCAGGCCTACCACGAGTACAAGACGAAGGTGATCGACAAGGTCGGCGAAGCCAAAGAGAAGAAGATCTACGATGAGATCGTTCAGGATCGCGTCAATAGGGATCCTCCTTCGGTGCTCATCGCCAGCAACATGACATCACTGTGGAAGGATCTGCATTCCGGTCGCTACTTCGACTGCGACATGGAGACGATCCGCTCTGCGGTGAACGACATCAACGAGGAGATCTTCAACGGCGGATATCCCTCGTTGACCGATTTCTGGGACAAGATCGGTCTCGCCGGTACTTCTGACTCCGACGAGCTCGGTTGGAACACCGACTACCCGCTCAAGATCTACTACGCTGCCGCCGTCCACGATGGACGACCGGTCGGCACGATCGAGTTCCGCACCACCCCGGTTCGGAATAACTACAAGCTGTACTAGCGACTGAAAGGCACTCACACACCATGACGAACACCACCAAGGCTTCCGCCACCACGGCCAAGAAGGACGAGGAGAAGCCGGTGATCGCGGCCGTCCCCAACCCGACCAAGTCCGAGGACAAGTCGGAGGAGACCACCGAGATGCTCGTGGGGGAGGTCGTCGACAACCGCACCGCCTTCCAGAAGGCCAAGGACCTGCTGAAGAACAAGAAGACGCTGGCCGGTCTGATCGGGACCGCGGCGGTCGGGTCGCTGGTGCTCATCGTCCGGCTGCGGAACAGCGCGGACGTCGTCGAGGCCGAGGACGAGACCCTCTCGGCCTGATCGGAACTTCCCGGAGGTGCGTCACAGTAGGGGTTCGGTAATGGGTCCTGGAAGTCCCACTCTTGAACAGGCCAACCTCCTCCGGGAACCCCACTCATCATTCACTCGAAAGGAGCACGACGGTGCTCAAGAAAACGATAAAGTACACGGACTTCGACGGCGTGGAGCGCGTCG